AGCGCGACTATTGATCGCCGCGACACTGGCGAACGCAACAAAATTATCGTTAGATGAAGTGTCGACCAGGACATCGAATAGATCGAGGGTATAACTTGCGGTTCCTCTCGCTATAATCGCGATCTGCGTTGCGCCAGCCGCAGAGAAAACAAGATCATCCCCGGCAATATCCCCGAGAATAACGGTAAAAGCCCCGGTATCGACATTATCAATCCGCCTCAATTCCTGGGAATAAACATAATAGAGGGATCCATTAAACTCAAATCCTCCCCGACACAACCCGCCAGGGACGGAGATCCCGTCTATCCCATACCGCGACATAATGCTATTGCTCTCGTCGTGGGTATGAAAAACATTCTGGAGGAGCCTGTTTGTCTCCGGGAGTTTATCGATTCCCTGAGTTCCTTTAGGTAATTGAAATCTGCTCAAAATTTATTCCTTTAACGTTCGGGTTCGACTTCGGAATCCGGTTCCCTCAATGCTCGGACCGGGCCAAAAAACTTCCTCGAACTAACTGAGAATCGGAATCTCTCATTCCCCGCGCCCAGGGGAGCGGTTGAGGAAATCCGTCTAACGGGCCGAGAATCTTTCGTGTACCATTTCCGGAGAAAAGCCATTCCCGAATCCGCGTTCGTCTGGAGAGAGGCCGAAACAATCGCTTGACCGTTATCGTAATTGGTAGAAATCTCAATCGACAAATTATTGATAATCGCGTTTCGCGTGTCCAAAGTCTCGCCTATCTCTTCCGAAATCCCCCGGACCGGATTGACCGGGAGAACAATGTTCATCGTGTCAAATTGAGCGAGAAGGGATTCGAGAGAACTCAACCCTATACTGACATCGGAAGCCTTCGCCTTTTTAAGCGGAGAATTCTTTCCGATCTTTGTAAGGGCCGATAATATAAGAAAACTGGCGGTACTCATTTTCCTGCTCCCTCATCGGGTTTTGGTTTAGGTTTGGGACCGGGTTTGTTCTTTGGCTTTGGATCCGGTGGAGCATGGGCCGCCTCCTCCTCCGTTTTGAACCATCCGCTCTTGATCGCTTCATCGACAAAGGACTCCGGGAAGGATTCGGACTCGATAATGACTTCCTCGGGCGGATTCTCGTCCCCTTCAACGATTTCGCCTTTCAATCGCTGATAGAGTTTGACCTTTTTACTTCCCTTGATCTCTTGCCATCCCAATTCCTTACAGTAGGAGAGAGTTTCGGGCCGATCATTCGTTTCGATTACGGTTCCGTTTGATTTCTTCCATTTCATCTTTAAACCTCGAAAATAGATTATTAAATTATTCCCTAGAGGGCTGGCCCCGAAATGAGGCCAACCCAAAGAGATTAAACTTTCTACAAGCTACGGAGAACCAAAGCCCTGTCCAGCGAAGAAAGGATTCAAAGCCGCATAAGCTGGCAATAAATCAAATCTCACTTTCTGGACGTTCTTGACTCCATCGGAAAACTTGGTAACTCGAATCTGCAAGCCATCCTCAGTTTCCCCCACCGTATCCGTAGCAAAAAGTTTCTGCAACGGAACGGACCCGATACCGAAAGCGTTTTTATGCCAGAACAGATTCGGTTGGACCGTCACCCCTGTTAATACGCTCAACGTCACGACATCATTGTTAAGGGGAGCCACATCAACGGTATTATATTGACCGTCTGTTTCCTGAATAGCTGGCCCAGTGACAATAATTGTCCCTGCTCCGGAAGTTATGGTCGCATCCGCAACCACCGTCCCAACCCAGGGAACTCTGACTCCAGCCGCATCCAGCATTACCTTTCGGGTGGAAAGGTTCAACCGGTTGACTCCCGCGATTGTCAGAGTTTCACCAGCGAAAACGGTAAAGGTATTGGTAAAGCTATCAACAACTAAGGCCTGCGTCATGGTGTCCTTCGCCGTGACATACGTTGAATCCGGAGTAGCCGAAAGAGCGCCAATCCGATCACCCGTTGTCGCGGCGGTAAAGGAGGCCAAGGTTGTCGCGTTCATAACCATCATTCCCGCGAAATCCTGAGCGATTATCGCTTGCTTTTGAGCTTCGGATATCAAAGCTCCCGCCGAACCACCAGCACCTAAAGAGCGCTGGATATTCGCGAGCGTAACCTGCGTGAAAGGATTAACGGCATATTTCCAACCGCCATCCATAGGAATCCCGGAGGATTGCATCAAAGCCCCTGCATTTGCGACTTCTGTCCAATCGGAAACAGCGTTTCCGGGGACACCAGCACGTAGGCCCGAATTTTTCATCATAAAGGCCGCGAAATCGACCTCCAGATCCGTCACGATTCGAGTCGCCATCGGAGCCAGAAGCTCGTCAAGCTGATCCATTTTTAACGCCTGATCGACCTGTTTGAAATCCACGTTGACCGTAAAATAAGGCTGGACTAATCCCTTCGCCTTACCCGTTATGATGGAACTCTGCAAGGGGGAAGTCGCTGATAAATCACCGTCTGGAGTCCGGACAGAGACATAATCGGTAGGACGTTTAAAATTTACTTCATCGCCACTGGCAGGATCAAATTGACCCTCCAATAACTGAATGTTGACGTTCTTCGACAAAACCCTTGCACTCTCAAACTTTTCCAGGAAAACCCGGATCAGTTTTTGGGTTATATTACTGTCAAAATTATTAGCCATGATTTGATTCCTTCATTAAAAATACTTGGCTCCCTTCGGACCGCGTTCTCCCTTTTTGGATTTGATATATCCAGGTTTGGACTTGCTTTCCGGATCGGCAGCTTTATTTATTTTCCGCTTGACCTGCTTGATTTTAGACTCGTAAACGCCTAACTCTTTTAACGCCCTTCCTGGAGATCGCTCCAGTAGATCGCTAAAATATTTGGCCTTTTTCGGGTCTTTCCCAAACTTATAAAAGATCATTTCCGAATGATCGAAAGTATCGACTAGAAAATCCGCCTTCGCCTCTCCCAATATATCGAGGGCGACCTTTTCCATTTCGTCATAATCTTTTTTCTTGAGTTTTTTATCAAGATCGGTAGCGCGTTGATAATGATTTTCGTAAGACTTCTCGACCTCCTTTTTCTTATCCTCGATTTTCTTTTTATGCTCATCCTCAGCGCGGGCCCTTAAAAGATTCTCGGTCGCGTTTCGGGTCGCTTGATTCGCATGGAAGGCATTTAGATCCTCAATATACTTAGGATCATACGTTCCGCCCTCGTACTGCGGATCATCGGGATTAGGAGGCCCGGATTTAACACCGTGGCCTTTCTCTTCGAGGAGTTGACGTAATAATTTGTTCTCCTCATTCTTCGATATCAGTTCCGCGTTCGCCTTATCCTCGGACTCTTTGGCCTTCAAGGTTTCGGTTTTCCGCTCGTTCATCCGGTTATGGAACTTTTGAGTTTTCAGTTCCTTGTCGGATAAACCGTCATCCCCTTCTAAAACAATCTCGTATTCGCCCTCACCGTCAGAATCTTCCTGATCTTCGGAATCTTCGTCCTCCGCGCCGGGATCCAAGTTCTCGGAATCCTCATCCTCCAGGATTTCCTCCTCCTCGTTCTCCCCTTCGGGATTATTAACGTCCTTCGGGTCTAACTCGATCACTCCGTCTTGTGAATTGGATGATTCATTCTTCTTAGCCATGATGTAACTCCTTTTCGTTTAGGTTTTTCGCTTCCTCAGCGATTAAGGTTTTCGCCCTTCGGCGAGATCAATCTATTCCCAACTGTTCCCGCAATATGCGGACCTTCGTAAACGCTTTATCTTCCTTCGTGAATCGTTTGCTGTTTTCTTTATGGATATTATCGACAACCTTTTGAGCCTTTTTCAACTCCGCCAATTTCTTTAATTTGGTCGCGTTCCCCGTCACCTGTTTCGCTTTCTTCGGAAGCTTGAAAACAGGGGAGGAAACTGTATTTCGTTTTCCTTTTGCCATAAAGTTATACCTTTTCGATTTAAGATGCTTTCTTGAACCCTTTAAAAAATGTATCCCGCGCCTTTTCCCGCGCCGTGAGGTTCGCTTTCTCCCTCTCGACCCCGACCTCCGACAAAGTTTTCTCGGTATTCGCGGCCTTGTTCTTCGCTTCCTCAATAGATTTGACGGTATCCGCCTCAAGTTTCTTGGCGTTCGCGTTCTTTTCGTTCGCGATAGCCGATAACGCATCCTGCTCTGGATTCGGTTGATTCGCTTGCGCCTGTTGAGATTGACGTACTTGTTCCAGGAACGCCTCATCCTCCTCAGTTTCGGGTTTGATCGTGCCATTCGCTAAGCCCTCTTTCCTGATCTTATCTTTAACGGTACCCAATCCCAGGGACGGAGAGAGGGTGATAACTTCTTTCAGGATATCCAATCCAAGCGCCTGAGCCTCCGGCGTTTGAATCTGCGTCACGACTCCGACCGTACTCAATCCATCCTCGACCGCCTGTTCTCGTTCGCTTTCATACGATGGCCCCGTATCGGATCGAACCTTAAATTTTTTATTATCCAACCGATTAACCTCCTCAAGTTCTCCGGTTTCCTCGTTCATTTTCTGCTCCATGATCTGTTTACGTCCATCCGTTCCGTCTTTGCTCCTTACTTGGACGGACTGCTGGCTGGAAAATATCTCTTGAGCCATCGAAGCAAAGACAACCCCCATCCATTCCGTAGACTTCGCGATATGCTGGACAAGGACCAAAGTATTCTCGTCAAGTTTTTTCGTCAATTTCCCAATCGCTTTCCCGGATAACTCGGAATCGAGTATCTCCTGCGGAGGAGCCCCGCTGATATCCCGCATTTGGGCGGTGATCAACTCGATCAACTGGACCGCATTTTGATCCGCCTGGGGAGGAGGAGTCCATCCGACCACGCCCTGGGGATTGACTAAATTGTTCTGCTTATCGTAAACGAGATCAAATTCGAGGAATCCCTGATTCGACCGATCCGCCCACGACTCCCGATAAACCGGATCCTCAAGCGCACCTTTCGGCGTAATGGGAATCTGCGCGGAGGCCGTATGTGCATCCTCGGCAATCTTCGAGGCCAGAGTATTCATAAGGGTTTGTCTATCCCGGACCTTTCGGATCAATCCATAAAAAACTTCCCCCATTTCGTCAGTGTGCGCCCAATAAGCGAAGTAAGGAATGATCGGGATAAACTTCCCGACTATCCGCTCCGGATCCTGGAGGAATTCCGTTCCACTCAATATCGACTTCTCAACCCATTGGGTTTTGACTTTTCTCTTTCCGACAAACTTTAAATCCGGATTGCGTCTGATTTCCTTCTCGCGTTTCCTGAAATCTCTCCCCTTGAAACGCTCCATTAATCCAGTGCTTCTATTAAAATATCGATGGACGAACTCCATCCTTTGGACGATTTGATATCTTTCGCCAATGAAGAATATATCCTCCCCGGTCAACTTGAATCGCCGTTGAGTCAATTCCTTCGGATCAAACACCGATGAGGGAGTATGTCCAGGATATTCCGCCTCAAACGAATCCATCGTATACATCCTCAAAACAGTACAGTGCATCGCGTCCCGCTTATCCGAACGCATCGACCCCGAATCCCAAATGATCGTGTTATAGGAATTAATGACAGGATCAAAAACGATCTCCTGATTCTCCGTCATACCGTCCTCGTCATCAACGAACTGAGTTCTCAACTGGACCGATCCATTCCCGCAAGTCGCGAACTCGTCAAGCGCCTGGGTAACGGACTCAACCCCGGAATTCTCATCGAATGCCGACCGGAAAATCCCGTTCATCAACTCCGCATCGTCATCGTTGGTCGCCTCGTCCTTCGGCTTATATTCCACGCTCACCGATTGATTGATCTGTCTCCCGACAAACTTGTTCTTGAAATCCGTGACGATATCGAACTCCAATCGCATCCGATCAGGATAATTCCCGTTTGCGTCCGCCGTTCCGATGATATCGTTCTCGTCCCATTGACCGCCCTTATCGTTGACGAAGGACATATCATCCGCAGCGTATCCCCGTTGATAATAGGTATTATCCGCATCCTTCGATAAACTCACCTTGTAGGATTGGAACTTCGCGGTCAGGTCTTTCCCGTCTGCTTTATCGTTGATTAATTTAGCTTTCATAGAGTTATCTTACTTTCCATCCGCGTCTCGTCCTTGTCGGTGGTGGTGGTTTTTGAGAAGGAATAGGATTATCCAGGGGGAAAACTATTCCCATATCATATATCCGCGCATCGCTATCCAGCATATCGTCATGGATTCCAACCGGGAAAGGCAAATACTCGTCCTCGATAAACACCTGGACGAGATCAACCGACCTATCCTCCCAATCCGTATATTCCAGCTTCTCCGGGAGCCATATCCGACCCTGTTCATAATCCGGGACCATCCTCCTGATCCGATCATTCTTTCCCATCGTTCCGCCCAGGGCTTCGATAAAGAATCGATAGTTCTCTGTCTCCATTTCCAGATTGATATGTTCGATATCGGAATCCTTGCCGTATTTCTCATATCCAACCCGGACCTTCCCTTTCGGATTCGCCGCGCTCCAATGCCGATGAAGTCCGAATAGCTTCGCCGTTCTCTCGGTCAGATTGAGCTTGTCCCGGACCATATCCAATTTATAGAGGTTCTTATCTGAGGCCGCTCCCCAAACCGTCATCGAGGTAAAGTCAGACTTCTTTTTCTTCTCATTGGCAGGATCAACCAGGATATAAATGTTCATCCCTTTGCCCGTCTGGACTCCCTTGTAATGTCTCAACCATTCCAACTTGAAGCCCTGAGTCGAGTCCGCCTTCGGATTCTGGAGCATCTGGCAACCAAAGGTATAAGAGCCCTGATCCTTGCGCTTCTCCGCCAATTCTTCACGGGTGAGGAGAACGGGTTCACCATCGAACGTCCCGTCCTCAGTAGCAGGATATAACCTGGGGATAGCCGAATCCCTCCGCATGATCTCTCGATAGGTGTCATTGAAATGGTATCTCGTCCCGATATAACGCTTGATCCCTCCCCGGACTCCGAGATTGAGCGAGTTCTCCCATGCCTCCGTAGTTTTCCGCATCATTTCAGGACTCCGGACCGACTCCAAGGTAACAACGTCATCATAAATCAAGATATAAAAGTGTTTGCTGGTAGGCTGACCGTCAACCAAGCCCCAAGCCTCAACCGTTGATTCTTTCGGGTTCGACTTCCTCTTGACAATGATCCCGTCATCCTCCGACCATTTAGGCGCATTTCGTTTCGGTTCCTTCCACAATATTTCCGGGAATAGATCGATCAAGACTCGATTGGATTCCAGTTCTCGCATGATTTGACGGAGAAATCCTTTCGCGATCCCTCTCGTATGGCTGAATATTCCTACCGTTACCTCTTTCCCGCCCCATTCTTCCAGGGGATCCTTGCCGTGGCTGGAGAGAATATCTTGGATGGTCTTCCCCATCGTTATAATGCTTGATTTGTAATGCTCTCTTGCCCATAAGTCTAAATATCCATCAGGGTTAGCTTGAACCTCCCGACACCTATCGAAAAGCCATTGTATTTTAATATCCTTTCGGCCTAATCCATACAGCAAGAGGAAGTATAGATCCGATCTACACATCTCCCTCAGCATCGAGGCTTTGTCCTTCGGAGGCAAAGTCTTCGAGTATTCTATCAAGCCTGGATAATCCTCCATTCGTGTCAATGCTTCCACTATGGTCAAGTTTATGCTCCCTCGGTATTGGTAACTCGGTTTCAAGAAAGACTTGCTTAATAGCAACCATATCCCCCTTTTCCGCGGCCCTTATTAACACCTCCGAAATAACTTCCGCGTGTGTATTGTCATTCAGAATTACTCCTTTTTCTTTTAACCTCTCGATCAACTTTGGGTGAGAATCTTTCTGCAAACTTCTTGCCAGCCGAACTCTCAATCCATCCTTGGCTCCCTGTGGCCTCCCGTCAGGATTGCCAGATTGTCCTGGTTGAAATGGTGTTAAATTTTCATCGTTTGCCATGATTCCTCACTGTTCTCTCACTGTTCTTGCTCTTCTCGTTGGCAATAGATTGAACTTTACAAACACACAAAATTAGTATAAAGGTCTAATGTATTATTTTCATTAACCGCACTTCCAAAACATTCGACATTTAACCCTTCTTTCTACGTCTTGACAGCTTTTTAAGAGTTTGAGCCAATCTGGCCCGTTTGGCTGTGACTCCTGATCCTTTCGCGGCTTTCGCCAATTTCTTAGCCGGGATATTCTTTCCTTTCTTCGCTCCTAGCGTTTTCCTCAATGCTCCCGGATTCTTAATTGCTTTCTGGATGAACTTCGCGTCCTCTGCCATTTGTAACTACCTCTTTTTCGGTTTGTAACTAGTTTAGAACTCGTTTGTAACTATCAACTATCAAAATATTGCCTTTACTTCCCTCAACTATCAGAATCAACGGATTCTGTTAATACTAGTTTCATACTAGTTTCTACTAAATTAGTAATTAGATCAGCCTTCTCCCCGGTGAAGTCCTCCCACCGTTTAACGATAACGTCACAATATGCTGGGTCAATTTCCATCATGTAGCATTTACGTTCTAGCTTTTCACAGGCGATCATCGTGGAACCGGAACCTCCGAACAAATCTAAAACTTTACTGGCCTTATGGTTGCCTATTGCTCTTTCTGGAAGTTCAACAGGTTTTTGAGTGGGGTGCATATCATTCCTTGGATCTCTTTTCATTTCCCAAATTGTGCATTCCGTTGTCGCACCACACCATCTAAGACTTGACCCTTTTGGTTTCCAGTAAAGACAAGGTTCGTGCCTTTGTTTATATTGGGCGTTCATAGCCGCATAAGTGGCGTTCGTTTTATGCCAAATTAAAAGAGCGTGTATTTCTCCAATCTTGGATACAGCAGAATAAACAGGGAGTGCCTTTGAACCTGCAAACCATATATAACAAGGTCCATCTAAAAATTGAGCTATAACCGGAACCACATCTGAATAAATATCTCCATCGTCCCCGATAAGTTTTTTCCTATATGGATTTAAATGGCCACCTTCATAGTCCACCCCATAAGGCGGGTCAGTAAATACCATGTCGGCCTTCTGCCCATCCATCAGCCTGTCCACTGTTTCTTTATCCGTTGAATCGCCGCATAGGAGCCTATGCTCTCCCAACTGGTATAAATCCCCTGCCTTGGTCGTTGGCTCCTCTGGTGGCTCGGGCGCGTCATCTTCCCCCTCTTGAGGACCGATATCGATGTCTAATTTAAACAAATCATCCAGTTCAATTGGCGTGAACATATTGTCGAGGAGTCCAGGCATTCCTATTTCAAACTCCTTGAGAGTCGGGATATCCCATTCAGCGAGTTCCGCTGTTCGATTGTCAGCAATCGCCAGCTCGATCTTTTGTTCGGGACTCAGGCCCTTCCTCTGGACCGCGATTATCTCGTTACCATCGGACTCAATCACCTTGACCTTATGGATTCCAACCTCCGCCAAAGCCTCAACGGTGCCGTTCCCGGCCAAAATGTTACCGGCCTCATCGATAACAATTGACCGGGCGGCACCCACCTTCCCAAGTGACTCGGCAATCATCCCGATATTACGGGGATTATGTTTCCGAGCGTTTCGAGCATCCGGAGTTAAATCGTCAAGAGTTTTAATTTTCATATCAAGTGATATCCGTATAAGGCAGGTTGTACCGCCCCGCGAGATAATTCCCGACAAGATTTCTAATGGGAACAGTAGACGCATTATCAATGAGAAGATGTTGGGCCATTTCGCCCTCGTATTCATTGTTCGGACTAACAGGGTTTTCTACTCCAAGACCATATAAGGATGTATTTACTCCAATACTCGCTAGACCGCTCAACTGTGCAGCCCCCAAGAGAACCCCGTTCTGCCGAAATTCGATCAAGTCAAAAGATATATAGTTGATCTCTATAATCACAGCGACACCGTTTACTATATCCACCTGCGCGGCATCTGTATTATTGCTACTGCCGTCTCCGATCCTTAACTGCAAAGCCTCGGAATTAGTTACCCGAAGATAATACCCAGCCGATCCAGTCGGGCCTTTCCACATCAATTGGCGAAAAGAAGAACTTAAAACCGGCTTCATTACAAACCACATACTGAAATTCAAGGTCAGATCGAGGGAATTGGAATCCGGGGCGGACATAAAATCATTTGCCCCGTCAAAGGTCAAGGAGGGGAATCCATTCAAGCCGGTTGAGTTCAATAAGGGTTTGCGGTTTTCTGTAGCCTGGACGAAATCGTTCCCCTCCGGGCTCTGATCAGCCCATTCAGATACCACGTTACCAGCCTCCGTTATTCCCTCATCTGCATCCAGCCACAACACCAGCCCCGGCACGTCTGTCGGAACGAATGGCGGAATATTTGTATAGGATAAGTCGTATCGATCAGCCAGATAATTCCCGACCCGGTTCCTGTTATTTATGGAGGGGTTATTATTATAAAGAAGGGTCTGGGCCAGTTCCGCTTCCAGCATACCAAGTGGTAAAGTCGGAACGTCCTCCGCTCCCAGTCCCATGATGCTTGTGTTTGTGTTGACCCCCGTTAAAGTATTGGCCTGAACGGTTCCCAAGAGAACTCCGTTGGTCCTAAATTCGATATCGCCTCCGACTACATAATTGATTTCAATAATAAAATCCATGCTGTCAGGCAAAATAACGCTGGAGGAATCAACCTCGAAACTACCGCCTCCCGTTTCAGTAACCCTGGTCTGTAAAAAATCCGTATTGCTGACTCGGAGAGCATAACTGCTATCTCCCTTCCATAAGAGGATCTGAAAATTAGAACCGACAACAATATTCGCAACAAAAAATGCGTTGAAATCAGCGGTCAAATCGAGGGAATTGGAATCATCGGCTGTCATCCAACTGTTAATCCCGTCAAACGTGAGAGAAGGAAATCCGTTCAATCCGGTCGCATTAAGGTCGGGCCGATTCGCCTCTGTCAACTGCACCATATCGTTATCGTTTCCGCTTTGATCCAGCCACTCCAAAACCTCGGACCCCGAACCCGGAACGATCCCCTCCTCAGCGTCCAGCCATAAAACGAGTCCCGCAACGTCGGAAGGATCAAATCCCGCGCCCTCCTCTCCAAATGGGGAATCGAAAACTTTTTCCAGGACATTCCCGAAAGGCTTGGCGAAAACAGGCTTATTTTGAATCGCCATTAAATCTGCGCTCCCTTGGCTAAAAATACCCCGACATTATTTGTGGTCCCCGCATCCTTCGATACCTGATAAGTTCCTTGACCGACCACCGCGTAAGAATTATTCGTAGCGGTCAAAGCCGCCGAAACTCCGCCCTGAAAAACTTCCTGCTGTGTCGCTCCGTCATCCGGAGAAATATTAATCGTTACAACCTCGCTCCCATCTAAACCCGTAACGAATAAAGTCGGAGGGATGGCCTCATTCTGTGTAATCTTGAACTCTTTCGTCCCCGCAAGCTTATCCGAGGGTAATAAAACTCTTGCTGGCATTTTTTCGCTCCTTATTTTGTATTTTATTTAATACCAAGATTTCCCGACCTCGACCCGAGTCGGTGCGCCCGTTATTTGTCTTTGCTGGCCCGTAGCTGTGTTTTTTAATTCCGCCGTTAAAAACCAAAGCCCCGGATTAAGATTCTCCGTTTCGGGACTCGTAATAATCCCCGACCAAGTTCGCCCATTCGGATCCGCCTCCTCGAAAAAACTGATTGTCGGTGTATCATCGGGATATTGTTTCATTTGAACCTGACAGGTAAATCCCGCTATCGGCAAACCGCCCCGGTCAAAAATAAACTCTATATCTCCCCCGACTTTTATCTGTGTAGGCTGTGTCATAATATTTTTATCTCGCTATAATTTTCGCGGAGGATGAACCCCCGGAAACCCTGGGACCACCTGATCCCGACACTTTTGAAACGTTACCCGAACCTCCGGCGCTTGAAACTCTCGATCTCCCGCGTACAGCCGCAATCTCAGCCGATGTCTGCGCTCCTCCCGCGACAACCGTATTCGTGGTCGAGGGAGTACAATCAGACGGTGTAAAATTTATCTCCCTCCAAATGTCGTCGGGATCCTTCCCGTAAATAAGAGCGCCGGGATTAGATCGCTCGTTTTCTACTAACTGAAACTTAACCTGGGGACTCCCCGCAGGATCGACAACCGGAAGAATCGCAAGATTGACGAACGGACCGCCTCCATTACTGATCCGGAAATCTCCCGCCACTATCGGAGGATCATCCAGAAATTTAGAGGGATTTTCCGAATCCTCTAACATTTGAAAAAAAACTGCGGGGAACGTAGACATTAATTTAATCCCGCCTGTCGGGCAGTTATAAGATTATTTTTATGAACTATTGCATCCAAATCATTCTTGATTGCCTGGAGGATTTTGACCTGGCTCTCCCTGGGAAGCGCCATAAACTCCTTATCCGTGGTGATAATTCTCTCCCCGATATGCAGGCCTCCCTCAATTTTTGTCGTGTCTATATTAAGAATCAGCTTCATTTTTTACCGTCCTTCTTTTCTTCCTTTGGGACTTTCTTCTCTAAATCCGGGATACGGTTAAGATCGTTTTCCACAATCTGGAAAGCATTAAAAACGGGAGCGTGAAATTTCTTCTCGATCCCCTGGAGGCCTCCCTTGTTGATAATTAAATCATAAAGAAAATTGATCGCATTGATCCCCGTAGGTGGAGGCGTTTTCGGGTCAACCTTTTTCCCTTTTCGATTCGCGCTTTTCGGAGGCCGACCTCTCGGGTTTTTATTTGATCCCTTCTTATTTGATCCCTTCTTATTTGTCATAAATTATTTTTCCTTTTAAAACAGGGTTGCTTGTTAACCTTTTATATAAAAATAGGAATCAAGAACTTCAATATCCGCAGTACCAGAATCGTTGCTGACAATAATATAAGTACGGTCCCCGGTATCAATCCTTTCAACTGCTGTGAGTTCCAGCGATTGAGGGGAATTTGCGGCAATTGAGGCAGAGGGGAGCGACCCATGCAAATCAGCATTCGCGCAGGTATTGGTTCCCGATCCATCATCGACAAACGTCACCGCCGCCCCGCCTAACGTATAAGAAACCTGATAGCCATTTACGGTTTTATTTATGATGAAGTAAAGAATATCGTCCCGCAACGCCGCTGGTAAAACTCCCTCCGTATCGTGAAACGTAATGTTATCGCCATCTTCACGGGTTGTGGCTGTGTCAACAATAGTATTTGTCCCGTTCACGAAGGTGATAACTACGCGGGCGGCATCTTCTCGCGCAAACTGACAACTAAGGGTGTGAGTGGAATTGGCGGGTTCAAGGGTCACGGACCCGCCGAGGCTTACTGCTGTTTCCTGTAATCCCTTAAAGACCGCGTTGCCCGTTGCTACACGCTTCAATCGCTCTGCGGTGTCATCGGTCCACGGGGAACTGGCGATAAGAACTTTTGCGGATATCGCGGGGATAGATGTCACGGCGACATTGCCGGTCAGCCTCATTTCAATGCTGATTTCTGAGTCGGGCGAACCTGTATTTCCGGTGGAACGAACGCTTGGGGCTGTCTGGTCTAAACCGGAAGTGTCCCAGGTTCCTGTTTTAGTTCCAGAGAATTCGGCATCAACCTCAAAGGAATTTGTAAGTTGATTGAACACATCAAAGCCGCCGTCATAATTAAGAGCATCGTCCGTATCCAGTAGCACGATATCGCCATCGACCAGGATGGTGCCCGTATCGGTCATTGTGACCGTCTCGGTGGAGTAAATCCCGGTGTCATTCCCCAGGAAGTCCAGATCAATGACAGCGAAACCCGCACCAGCGGCGATAATAGGAAACGAGCCGTTATATTCTGTATGAATGCCAAATGTGCTGGTATTAATCACCTGACCGACAAAGACTTCGCCACCGACCGCCGAGTGATTAAACTGAGTGTTACCGGACCCGTCATCCTGTACAGACGTTATTGCTTCCGATGCTATGGAAGCGTCTGCGACTGCACTGAACGTCCCTGTTTCCCCTATATGATAGAAGTTCCCGATCCCAGCCAGGGTACATATATCGATAACAACGTCCTCAGTGTTCGTCGGCGCGATATTAAATATCGATGCCTGCGCGTTGTTTATAATATGTTCCTGCCCCGATATATGGAATGGTGCCTGCATATTTCTTAGAGTGTAAAAGCCGCCCACGGCGTTGGCGTGGCTTGATACTGTCCCTCGTTCCGCATAGGATAAAGAGCCATCACTGAGATTTATTCCAGTTAGCCAGCCATCCACACCGGATAATTCCGTAAAGAACCGGCTCGATGTGATGACCTCGGTAAATCTGCCTTTGATGGATCCCATGTGTCCACCATTAGGGTGCGTAAACAGAACCGATGAAAACAAAATGCCCGATGATCCGACTATGTTGGCAAAAGTGGCACCGTCCCCGGATAGCACAAAGGTTATGCCCGGATAAAAAACTCTAAACGCACTTGAAGCGGTGTCGTCCCCGGTAATGAATATCCCCGTTCCTTCATACGTTACGACTTTCTGAAACGAATTTTCGGAATACATTTGGACAGAATTGCCGGTGATATCAATTCGGTTTGTGCCAAAGTTCACCTCATTTTTAAAGATATACAGGCCCGTTGGTATGGTGATAACCCCGCCGATAGGAGCCGGTAGATCGGTCAAAGAATCTACCTCAACCACGCCTTTGCCTTGACGCGCCGCAATAAAATCAACTGCATTTGTATTTAAACTCATAATTAACCTATCGCAAAAAGATTGCCACCAAAGGCGCGAACCCAAAAACCGCCATAAGGTACTGTGATTGGAATAGAAGCCGCTCCGTTGATCGTCCCGCTCTCTCCCGCAACGGTAACGGGATTAAGGGCGCTTGCGTTTCCTGATTCGTCCTGACACCAAAACACCCTGTTATCGACAAGATCAACCGTTAAAATAACTATATTTCTCGGTGCCGTGGTATCCGTTACCGCCAGGATAACCTCGTTGTCGCTATTAAGATCCGTTGCCGATGAAGCCCTGGAAAGATTAAGCGCCTTCTCGATATTGATAGCGCCGTTTGTTGAATCAAGAAAAAATTCGCCATCCGCCAGCATCGTCACAACGCCGGTTGTTTTTATAGCCGTGATATCCAGAAGCGTTGTGGATAAATCGTCACCAAGACAAAACCTCGTCTGCGTATTGGAGGCTGTAGGTTTGATTCTGAATTCATTCCCTATCGTGGAACCGTGAGTGTTAATGAGATTTGTTGCGCCGGTTAAATTGTAAATTCCCGCAACCGTAAGGGATAAGTTTGACGAGCCGAAGGTGGCAATCGTTGAGGTTCCCGAATTTCCCACGAGAACAAGCGGAAAGCCCGACCCTAATCTAATTCGACCCGATCCATCTGAATCCGACAAAACAGCAAACCCGTTACCATCAGCATGAGTGGCAACAATACCCGCGCCACTACTGATATTGAAATCCCCCAATGAGTTCATATTCGTAATGTTGGTATTTGTGAAAGCGTCAACCGAAAATGTTTCCGTTCCCACAATTCCCAAACGGAGTCGCGCAATTGTTCCCGGTGTAGGGGTTTCAAACGGATTCGGACGAATCATTAAAGTCTCAGAATCGCCATGCGAGAGAAACATATTCCCATCCGTCATGGCTTGCCACTGGGTCGGCGCATCCAGTGACATTGCGCCGGAAGAAGTAAAAGTACCACCGTCCAGAGTTATGGTGGAACCGTCTTGAATTAATTCGCCGGTGATACCGTCCCATGTAACGATGCGTTTATCAACAACCGCCGCGCCGGGACCATTGACAAAATCCTGACCTAAAACGAAGGCTTTATCGACAAGGGAACGATCCACAAAATTACCAGAATAATCCCCGCTGTATTCAAGTCCTTTCGCGCTCGTTCCATCCACGATAGTCATAGCACTGGAGGAAAATTCAATGCTTTTTTGGGAGTCTAATAATCCTGAGCCGTTCCCTTCTCCCAATAACCAAATTGTTGAGGTAGGTTCTAGTCTAAATTGTGATTTAAAATCGAAATTTGATGAGTCTGAATCATAAAAATCAAAAGACAAAATCGAGTTGGTTTCTCCCTCAACAAAACGACTTTGATTTACCCATGTTCCGCTAGCAGTATAAATACTTCCGGGGCCAACAAACGCTTTATCAATCAATGAACGATCTGTGAAACTAGAGGAATAATCGGCGGCATATAAAATGCCTTTAGAATTTAGGGTGTCAGATAAAAGAATTTCAGTCGTGTTGAATATTAGGAATTGGGTTCCATCCTCATCCCCCAGGCCATCCCCTTTTAGTCTGCCTAATCTTACAAAGTCAGGTTCTATCTGAAATTGACCTCTTTGCTGATAATTGGAAGAATCGGTATCGAAAAAATCAAATAGAAGTGTTGCGTCCGTTTCACCCGTGAATACCCTTGAGGTATTCGTTATGGTTCCATCTTCTGTGTAAATATTTCCATGAATAAGCCCATCGGCATAGGCTTTATCAATAAGTGAGCGATCCGTAAAATTACCGGAATAATCGGCGGCGTAAACAATGCCCTGCTCGTTTTTGGTATCCTCCAAAAGAATTTGGGCATCGGAGAATTGAAGGAACTGGGTATCCGTCACATTTCCCGCTCCGTCACCGTCACTTCTCCCGATAATAGCTAAATTGAGATCGAGTAAAATTCTGCTGAATCGCGTAAAACTGGAAAGGTCGGTATCAAAAAATTCCATTTTTAACCTGGAATTATTTTCTCCTATGATTTCTCGATTATCCCCATCGATAACCTGTCCAACCGCGAGAACGGTATCGATCCCCGGAGTCGGATTCGTCATGGTGGAAATCCATTGACCCGGACCCGGAGTATTCGATATGAGCATTTGAAGCTCTTCAATATCAGAAATAAAAGCCGACTGGAAAAGGCTGTCCGGGTTTTCTGAAAAAACCGTATCCGCATCCCTTTGGGTTTCACTCGTATATAGAATCTGCGGAAGCTGGTGGACCTGTCCGAAGCTAGCCGCAACGTGTCTTGTTCCCATTTCTTAAACCAAAGTAATCGAATAAGGAGCGACACCTAACTGCATCGGATCCAAATTCGTATCAAAATAAAAATTAAGTTCCTCGTCCAAAACGATATCGCTTTCTACGACCATCAACTCCATTAAATTATGAGCGTCAAAACTGGTAATTATATTTCCAGAATTATCCGTTTGCATCGAGAAAGCGGTTGAACTGCTGAACTGCATTAAAATATTTCCGCTATCCTCGAACCCGAAATCGTCATTAAAATTTATGACGACCGGACTATTCGCGGGAAAAAGACTTTTGTCGTAATTAAAAAGAAAAATGAGTTTGTCATTGTTCGCAATCTCCCCGATATAAAATCTCAATTGAACGCTATCAACCGGAGCGGTCGGACCTATCAACCACGTTCCGGAATTGATAGCCAGGGGATCGGCGTTGTTTAAAATTTGGGAATGTAAGGTACTCGTAACCTGGGAAATGGGGGTATCAAAAAAGACCTCCGGATGGAGGGCGTTTAGTTGGGGGCTGTGGGTTCCCATCGTCCCGAACTGCGTAAATTCTGTATGGCCTATTAAAGACCTTTGGTGTCCAGCTAAAGCAGTTTTGGTAATCGTCTCAAGGAATCCAGTGGTCGCGCCCAGGGACATATCCTTGCCGAGCTTGAGGGATTGGGTATCCAACTCCAAACTATCAATATTCCAATTATCCTCTCCGCCTATGTCTCCATTAGCTTGAAGCTCAACGATATTATCATCGCCGTTATATTTAAAACGCTTGCTGTTCGGATCGACCGCGTTTCCGCGAACATAGAGAATTT